TATTGCCGGGCCTCACCGCCTGATCATGGCCGCGCTGGGGGATGGGAAATGAACCCCTTCGCCCACGCCTGCGAGGCAACCACCCGGATCATGGCCGACTTCCCCAAGGCGGCGGCCGAGAAGATGGCCGCCAGCCTCCGGGCTGCCCGGGACATGGGCGCGTATCGGGCACACCAGCAGTTCAAGGCCCAGGGCCTGGCCGACGAGGCGTTTGGAATCGACTGGGAAGCCACCCCCGAGGCGGCGATTCGCTACCTGGAGGGCAAGGTGCCCATGGACTGGCGCAAGGTCCAGGGCCTCCAGGACGGCTACCTCCGTTCGGAGGCCTTCTGGATTGCCGGGGTTGACCAGCAGGCCGTCCTTGAGGATGTGCTGCAGGGCCTGACCGACGCCGTTGCCAACGGGACCACCCTGGCCGACTTCCGGAAGGACTTCGGCGAGATGCTGGCCGAGAACGGGGTGGGGAAGGGCCTCACCCAAACCCTGTTCCGGACCAACACCCACGCCGCTTTCCAGGAAAGCCAGGTCGCCAGCTACAAGGCGAATCCCCTGGTGGAGATGCTCACCTACGTGACCGCGGGGGACGACGCGGTTCGCCCGGAACACGCCGATTGGGAGGGGATCACTCTGCCCAAGGATCATGAGTTCTGGGACGACCACACGCCGCCTTGTGGCTGGAACTGCAGGTGCATCCTGCGCGTGACCACCGAGACGGACACCACGACCGCCCTGGACGACCCCCGCCTTTCCCTGCCGCCTGACAAGGGCTTCGAGGGGCCCCGCGGCGACCGCATTGGCCAGCAGATCGCCGCCCAGGCCATGGAGGTTCCCAGCCTCGCGCCGGCGGATGGCGCCTCCGTGTCCCTTGCCGCCGTAGGCGACCTGTTCAGTTGGCTCGCCGAGACCACCGCCAAGGGTTCCCTGCCCAAAGGCAGTGGGCGCGCCTCGACCCCGGCGCCCGGGTTCGTGGAAATGCCCGACGGCCGGGTCGTGGCCATCTCCAAGCCAGCCATCGAGGCGGCCCCGCACGACGCCCGGGAGTGGCTTCGCGCCGCCATCCAGGGACCCTCTGAAGCCTGGGCCGCCCCCTACCGGGACCCCAAGGGGCGTGTCGTCCTGGTTCTGAACTGCCTGCTGGGCGTGGGGGAAAAGCTGCTGTGCGTCCCTGTCGTGGCCGGCACGGTCCCGGGCAAGGGCTTCCCCGTCCACTGGGTCAACAACCCCAACTCTGTCCGTCGCGGCGGGAGGATCGCATGAAGATTTTCATCGAGGAAGAACTGGCCCTGCTCCCTGCCGATGTGCAGGAAGCCCTGGCCCTGGGCGACGCCGGGTTCGGCGGGAAGACCGCCGACGAGCTTTCCAAGGAAGCCGCCGACGCCACCTACGAGGCCAACAAGGACGGCGAGAAGCGCCACCATGCCCTTCTGGCCCACGCGAAGGCCGCCGCTGCCCACCACGCCGAGGCCGAGGGTCACCGCGCCGACGCCCGCAAGGCCGACGAGTCCAAGGACTACCAGACGTCCAGCGCCCACCGGGACGCCGCCTACAAGGCCGAGGCCCGGGCCCGCGCCGAGACGGACATGGTCGTCCACCACGCCGCCAAGATGGGCCACGGCACTTTCACACGCTACGCAGCCCAGGACGGCGCGTTCGTCGCGCTGCGGGACTGGAGCGACAAGAAGCGCAAGGAACTCAAGGACGGCAAGCTCAAGGGTGCCTTCGCCGGCCCCGACGACTCCTACCCCATCGCCTCCCCCGAGGACGTGGGCGCCGCCGCCGACAGCCTGGGCCGGGCCGGGAACAAGGCGGATATCCCCGGGATCAAGGCCAAGATCATTAGCATCGCCAAGGAGTTTGGCTGGGAGGCCGGGCTTCCCGAGGACTGGAAGGAGAAGGAGGCACCCGCCCAGAACGTCGCCGTGTTCTCCGCGACCATGGACGACCTGCTGGGCTCCATCATCGACCCCGCCGGCCAGGGCCTCACCGCATGGCTACCGGTCATCTACCCGGGCAAATACAACGACCGCCAGTTCACCGCCACCATGCTCAAGCAGATGGTGGAAACCTTCAACCCGAAGGCCGAGTCCTGCCCCGTCAAGATCGGCCACGAGGGTGCCGACACCCAGCCACAGCTCTCCCAGATCCGCGAAGTCAAACTCGCGCCTTGCACGTTGACCAACGGCAAGACCGTGGACACCTGCCTATGGGTGCGGATGGACCGCACCCCCGAGGCCCTTGCCAGCCAACGCCAGTATCGGAAAACCTCCATCGAGGCGTGGCCCCCCGAACACCAGAGCAACCCCACCCCGGGCAAATGGAACCTCAAAGGCCTCGCCTTCCTCGGCGCAGCGGCACCCGCTGTCCCTGGGCTCCCGCCCACCACCCTGTCAGCCACCAATCCTCAAGGAGGAAACGACATGCCCCTGACGCCTGAAGAAATCGCGGCCCTGCAGACCAAGCAGGAAGCCCTCACTGCCTCTCTCACCGCTTCCAACCAGGAGGCCCTGCGTCTCCGGCGCGAGAAGGACACTCTCACCGCGGAGCTGGCCGCCCAGAAGAAGGAAGCCCACGCCTCCGCCATCAAGACCGAGATCGGCAAGCTCAGCGCCAAGCTCCTGCCCGCGCAGATGGAACTGGCTGAGGCCGTCGCCCTGGCCCTGGACTCCGACGAGCCCACCGTCAGCCTCTCCGGCAAGGAGACCCCCGTCAGCGCCCGGGCCTGCTTCATCGCCCTGCTGGAGGGTTTCAAGGACCACGGGCTGACCAATCCCCTCAACGTCCCCGCCCTCTCCGGCAAGAAGACGGTCAAGGAAGGCGACGACGAGACCCTGTCCGACACCGACTACGCCGCGAAGATGACCAAGGAATTCAAGGCGAAGAACCCCGACAAGAGCACCGTGGAGGCCATCAAATACGGCCAGAAGTGCGTCAAGGAGCGGGCCGAGAAGAACAACGCCAAGAAGTAGACCTGGCCAGGGTTCTCCCGGCCTCAACCCAACCCATTCCATTTTTTCAGGAGATTGACTCATGGCTTTCCATGTTTATGACGTTCCCCTCCCGGCGAAGGCCAGCACCAACTACATCGCCGGCACCGTGGTGGGAATTGATTCCATCGCGGCCAACAACCTGCCGGTTCCCGTGGTCGGCGCTCCCGCTGGCCTGGTCCCCCTCGGCGTCATCGTCGAGAACACCGACTACACCCTCGGCCAGACGCCGGTGGTGCGCCAGATCGGGATGATCGACTGCATTGCGGCCGGCGCCATTGACCCTTCCACCCAGCCCCTGCTGACCTGGGACGCCTCGGGCCACGTCACGCCCGTCGGCAGCACCTCCAGCACGCTCTACCCGGTCATTGGCATCGCGCAGGAAAAGTGCACGACTGCCGGGGACCTGGTCCGAGTGCTCGTCGCTCCCCAGACCTACACCACCCACGCCTAACCCTGGGCCTCCGCCTATTTCCTTCAGGAGTAAACCATGTCCGTTCTTGCTGAAGTTGGCCAGGCCATCCAGTTCCTGCCCAACGTCTGTATCGAATACCGCCCCCAGGAGTTCATCGCTGACAAGGTTCTTTGCAGCGCCCAGAGTTCCGTTTACGCCGGGTCCTACACCAAGTTCAGCTCCGATACTGCCTTCCAGGTCCATGACGACACCATGGCCCCCGGCGGTACCGCGAACGAGGTGTCGTTCAAGTCCACGCTGGACTCCTACCTGGCCGCCCCCCACGCCCTCAAGAGCTTCTACGACTACGACGCGGCTGCGCTCAACCCCGTCGCCGTGGACTGGGCCATGGCCAAAGCGCAGTTCCTGGCGCGTCTGCTGAAGACGAACAAGGAACTGGCCACCATCGCCCTCTGCAAGGCCAGCACCACCTACAAGGCCTTCACCTTGGGCGGTCACGCCTGGTGGACCCTGTCCAACGGCCTGGTGTCCGCCTACAACTCGTCCGCCTATCCCATCGCCGACGTCCAGAACTTCCGGGCGCAGATGGCGATGCCCCCCAACACGCTGGTGATGGGCCGCGACGTTTTCATCGCGCTCCAGAACCATCCCAACGTGGTCGGCCAGCGTCCCGTGAACCGGGCCGGATCCATCAACCCCGCCGAGATGGCCGAGCTTTTCAACGTCGACGCCGTCATCGTCTCCGATCTCAAGACCAACTCCAGCGGCAACCGTGGCCGCGCGCAGGCCCTGTCCTTCGCCTGGGCCGGCGTGTTCTTCATGTGCTACCGCAACCCGGACGAGTTCCTGGGTATCGACCAGATCACCTGGGCGGCCCAGTTCCTCGTCACCAACGGGGAAACGCCGGACGGCCCCCGCGTCAGCCAGGTCATGGCCGCCGATCAGGGCTGGCTCATCCGCGCCTGGGAAGATCCCGACCGCGGCGCCCAGGGCTCCATGGCTCTCCAGGCCGTGCACAAGTACGCCCTCAAGGTCGTGGCATCTGACCTCGGGGCCATGCTCGACATGACCTCCACCAGCTAGGCGACCAGGGCCCAGGAGCACAGCCATGACGTGGATGACGGTCCCCGATGACTTCCAGGTTCACATGATGGACCGGGAATTGGTCAACTACACCACCGGCCTCTCGGGGACCGACGTCGTCCTGCCCACGGCTGCCCAGATCAAGACCACCGCTCCGACGGACCCGGTCATCGTGAAGACCTTGGCCGTCCTGAACGCCCTCGCCAAGGAGGCCCAGGTGGTCGTCTGCGGGGAACTGGCGGGGCAGGGGACCCTTGCGGACCCTCTGCCCAGCCCGAATCCTTCCGCCGACCTCCTCCTCCACGTCGCCGTCCATATCGCCTTTGAACACCTTTTCCTCAGGATCCCGGGACAGGGGGCCGAGTTCCCCACGGCCTGGGACAAGAGCATCAAGAGCGCCCACGAAACGCTCCGGAAGTTCGTGGACGGCGACCTCCCCCTCGATCCCGCCTTCTTCACCCGCGGGGCGAACGCCAATATTCCCCCCCAGCAGGCCGTTCTGCGGTCCAGCTGCGACGTGGACGCGGCGTTCGCCCGGGACTGGAACCTTCCCTCTCGAAGGAGCCCCTGGTGACTCCCGACGAACTTGGTCAGGCCTTCAATGGCATTCTCATGCGGGTGGGCGCCTCGACGCCCGCCTACACGGCCATTGCTGACCTGATGGTGTCATCGGCCCAACATAATTTTGAGACGGAGGGGCGGCCCTCGAAGTGGGTCCCGCTCCAGGATGCCACCCGGAAGTACAAGGAAAAGCACGGCTGGACCAAGATCCTGTTCCGCTCCGGTATGCTCAGGGATCGGATCGTCCCGTCCGCCTCGGAGGCTGGCGCCGTCATCGGCAACAACCTCCCCTACGCCCAGACCCAGAACGACGGCAAGACCATCACCATGCCGGCCCGCGAGGGCACAGCCCGCTTCCGGCAGACCGCCGGGGGCAGTCTGATGAGCCAAGCCTCCCTGGGCAAGACCTTCCGCAACGCCGGGAAGATGGTGGTCTTTGCCAAAGCCAGCCACAAGCGGGCCTTCGAGATGGCTTTCAAGGTCGGGGCCTACTCCGTCACCATCCCGGCCCGGCCCTTCATGCTCTTCCAGCCCGGGGAGAAGGACATCTATACCGACATCCTTGTCCGTTACTGGCTCAAAGGGGAGTTGACCAAATGAGCCTCAAGCCGCTGTCCTTCTTTGAAGACCAGGCCGTCACCGACCTCACCGCTGCTGTGGCAGCTGGGAACCTCCCGGCCCTCGCCGGGTTCCAGGTCGAAGTCCTTAATGATCAGGTCGACTGGGCCAAGGACCAGCTCACCCGGGCCGCGAAACACCTCCTGGTCGCAACCCACGCCGTCGCCCACAAGAAGGGCTTCCCGAACTCTGACCCGCTGGTCCTGACCTTGACGGCGGTCGTCCCCGGGGGCCTCCAGCGGGAACGCCGGGACCTCGCCATGGGGGCATGCTGCGCCATCGCCGACTGGATGCGCACCGATCAGAACGCCCTCTGTTTCTACCAGCCCGCCGACACCGTCCTCATGAAGATCCACCCCGAAGCCATTGCCTCTCTCACCGTCAACCGCGTGGGCTAGACCCCCACAGGAGGATTCCGCCATGACCGTCACCATCACCACGACGTCCTGGGACGTCACCAAGATCCGGGCGCGCGCCGGGCAGGCCTACCTGATGGCCTACCCCACCGCGGCCCCCAGCGACGTCACCACCCCGCACGCCATCCTGAAGTCGTACTTCGAGAATTTCTACGTCGACGGCGACAAGAAGACCCAGCTCATCACCGGCCTGAAGCCCTGGGCCTACGTCGACGCGAAGGGGTTCATCCTGGACCCCAAGTACAAGAGCCTCGACTTCAAACAGGCCGTTGGCCTGGACATCAACGCCGGGAAGTTCTTGGAGAGCTGCAATGGCGAGCTCAACATCGGCGACGTCAGCGTGGCGAAGTTCACGGAGCTGCTGTCCGCCACCGCCAACGAGGCGATTTCCATCTCTACCTCCAGCACTGCATACTCCAGCGTGACCAAAAAGGGTGTGCTCATCGGCACCCAGCCCTTCAACCTGCGCTACATCATGATGTATCGTTTCCCAAGCGTCGACGTGAACGGCGCCATCATCCCCGGGGAGTTCGACCACATCCTCATCCCGCGGCTGACCCTCAGCGTCGATCCCAAGCTCGAGTTCACGCAGACCAAGGCCCAGGACATCAAGGTCACGGTGAAGGCCGAGTCGGACCTCTACCTCTACAGCCCAGACAGCGGCCTCGCCGTGGCGGCCTACTTCGAGGAAACCACCGCCGCCGTCCCGACCACCTAAGTCATGGCCGGGAAACTCACCCTCTGCCACCTCGAGAACGGGCTCCCGCTCCTGCCGGAGATCAATCTCGTCAAGCTCTACTCCCTGCTGGACCGGGGTCTCAAGGTCTTGGCCACGGTCAAGGAGGAGAAGCTCGACTTCCTTGGTCTCCTGAACCTGCTGGGGCCTGATTTCGTGGCCGAGGCCCAGAGCATGGCCAAGGATCTGGGAACCTCCAGGGTGCTCCGTCGTATCTCTGCCATCGCCACGGCGACGGAAAACGAGATGCTGGCGGCCGAGAAGGACCCCGACAAGATGTCCCTCTTGCTGGACCGAGCCGCCCTCTACACCCCAGAGGAAGCCCTGGAGGCCCTCAGTTTTTTTACGCGACGGTCCGT